CCTGAATATATTTGCCAGTTGTCAAAAGAGTGTTTTTTTCTGTCTCTCTCTTCGCCATTGTCTAGCTCGCTTATAATTTGATTCATTACATTTCTGTCTAATAGATTGAGATTCTTAGGCATGGCGTGTTATTCCTTTAAAGATATAGTTAAATTCTAATTATTAGATAATAACGTGTCAAATTATATGATTTTTATATAATAAAAAGATTTCAAAGGGCTTTTAATGATAGAAATTAGTGCTAATGTTAATTATTCATACATTTCACCCCGCTAGTGAATGTAAGCACGGCGGGGATTTTCAGGAGTAAAGTAATGACTGATAAAGAAGTAAATGAGATATTAGCTAAATTTGAATTTAATACAGATTTTTTAATTAATGATGATTGCTTAGAGTTTTACTACACTTATGGCGGCTATGAAGGAAGAAAGCCTTTATATACTAAGTCTTTAGATTCGCTTATTGATGTATGGGAGAAACTAAGTCACTCTATGCTTTTATATCATGGCGCACTTAACGGTTTTAGAGTAGAGTCGCCATTTGGAGAGGTTTGCAACGATATAACAGACACAATACAACAGGCGGCGGCTCACGCAACAGCATACTCAATACTTGAGTTAAAAGAATAAAAAAGGAGAACAAAATGAAAAAATTAGTAAACATCGTAGAAACAAACCAATCAGCTTTTGAGTCAATCATGGGCGAACAAGTAACAATTTTCAGCCTTAACTATACAAGTAACAATTTTCAGCCTTAACTATATCTATCACGGAGAGCTAGTCGGGGTTAATGATGAAAATGTCTTACTTAAAAACCCTAAGATAGTTTATGAAACTGGGAAGTTTAGCGATAAGGGCTTTAAAGACGCTCAGAGCCTTGAGTGTGATGAATTTTTTATTCAAAAAGGAACTATTGAAAGCTTTGGAGTTATGAGCTTAAAAAATGATTAGAGGTAAAAAACAAAAATATACTAGGTCTTGGTCTAGGTCTTGGTCTGGGTCTTGGTCTCGGTCTGGTTCTTGTTCTAGGGCTTGGTACAAGTCTAGGTCTGGGTCTTGGTATAGGTCTAGGTCTAGGTCTTGGTCTAGGTCTGGGTCTGGGTCTTGGTCTAAGGGTTGGGCTTGGTCTTGGTATAAGTCTAGGTCTGGGTCTTGGTCTAGGAGTTAGGTTATGAAAAACAGAGAAACATTTTATAATGCCCTTGCTAGGTGTATTGACTACATTATTGAGAGTGGCAATGAAAATTTAAAAATGAATAGAGCTATATTAATTATAGTTATACTAAATACTATTATATCTTTATTCTCTTTAAGTATCTCTATATTTAGCGAATAATTATCCTAGCGTCTGTCCTTCTTTCTAGGGTATCTTTAATTCTAAATATCCAATAACCTAGCGCAGTAACAACATGCTGAAATCTATCGCTATCATCCTCTTGATAAGTAGAGCCTTTCTTAAGCTTGGTTAATCTAAGTCCTTCGTCTACTGTCTCAGCATCTTTGTATATAAATAGCCTAACTTGACCTAAGTCATTTTTACATTGAGCATTTACTTTATTTTGCCTTGATTGGCGGGTTAGACCTTGGAACTTGCATTTCAACTGAATAACCAGCTTTAACAAGTGCCTTATTAATAATGTCATAATCTGTTTTCTTTGATCTCGTATCCTTACTAGAGCCGTTACAATCGCCAAAAACTCTAATCCTCTTATTTGGTATTTTTTCTAGGTAAGTGATAATTTCATCTATGATATCGTTAGTATCAAAACCATCAATAATAAAATCTTTTGCTATATGAAAAACACCATTAATATATTGGCCTACGGCGGCACTCATTGGTTTCGACTCTCCAATATTAAAATCATGAATACAGTCTATAGGGTACTTATGATTAAATTTATATTCAGTATCTTTAAGAAATTGTTTGTTAGGGTCATAAGCATAATAAGGCCCTTCGCCTACAATTGAAATCCACATGCCCATAAGCATCCTTTTAACCATTTGAGGGTCTAGATCAGCTCTAAGGTTTTCTATATACCACTTTGGAAGAAATGGGTTTTGCTCTGTCAAACTATAGAACGTCTGTTTGTTTGGATGACTTGTGTCTTGAATAAAATACTTATAAAGCCAGTGACTTGGTTCGTCAGGATTGCATCTAGAGGTTATCATGTTTCTATTAATGCTAGTGACTCTCCCTACTCTCATTTTAATAGCTTCATAAACTTCTTTGCTGCATTCGTTAATCTCTTCAAAGTCTGCGCCTGTGAGCTCTAATGATCTAAACTTTTCTAAATCACCTTTGTCATACGAATCACCAATAGCTTCTGAGCCATTCCATAGAGTTAATGAGTTAATTTGTGCTCACTCTTATTATAAGATTTTACTGCTTGAGGTATATCAGCTAAATGATTAAGCAGTAATTGCCATGATGTTCTTTTAAGGTCTTTTAATGCTCTTCTGATTAATAAATATCTAGCGCCATTATTTTCTAGTAAATGCCTAGCTATTAAATGGATATGTTCAATTGATTTTGCTGAACCGATTGAACCAGAAAAGAATTGCTCATAAATACCTTTCTTATAATCAAAGTTTTCATAGGCCTTAGTAGCTTCTAACTGCCAAGGTATGATTGATGGGTCAAACTCTTGAAAGGTAGGTGTAGACATTACTTTTTATAGGCCAATTCAAAAACCTGTTTAGCATTATCGCCTAAATCAGTTTCATGTTTATCTTTTTGACCTAGATGTTGCTTGCCTAACCATATTAATAAAGCAACATTGCCTTTCATGGCTACATCATATTGCTTTTGTAGTAGCTTCATTCTCATCTTTGACATTTTTCTTTCTCTATATTCTGAGAAAGTGCAATCAAACTTTTCTCTAATTCTTTTTTGTATTAAATCTTCTGAGACTTCGCAAAGATCTGAACAATCCAAAAGTCTAGCACCAAATTGAAGAATATTATCTAGTGTTTTCCAATCTAATTCTTTTCTAGGTCTACCACCTTTGTTTTTAAGATTTTCCACCGCTAAACCTTTCCCTTTGATGAATGGAGCGAGCTAGTCGGAATTGCACCGCTTTCTTCTAACTGGTAGCTAGACGCATTACTTTCATGCTCAACCCGCTTTGGATATTTTTTACTATTAAATTCAAGCTTATTATTCAATGGCTTTACATATAAATGCTTTGGCTTCAGCTTTCTTTTTTTGAACCCTTTTTCGCTTCCATACTTGGCATTTATAGACCTTGGATGTTTCCATGAGCCATCTTTGTCTTGCAGCTCATAACTACTTCCTTTATTTAGCCCTAGGTAGCACCAATTGTCAGCTTGATATATACCACCATGGTGACCTTGGTTTGTGTCACTGTATGAAACTACCAACTCTAAGTTTGGGCTTATTTTTTTTAGCATTTTTCTACTTATACTTAAAATCCTGCTAACTTGAGTTTTATGTTTTCTCAATGCTACTCTAACCAATTCGCACCCTTGGTCAACTCTCATATTAAATTGTGACATTAAAGATTTGTTAGCACCACGCCCATACAAAACGACTCCTATAAACTTTCCATCTTCCCATACTCCAATTTTTACCAACTTACCTACTGGTGTTGTTTTTGAGTAGTGCCAATTCTCACAAGCATACTTTGCAGCCTTGTGTGAACACCAATCAAGCTTTAATATTGGTTTAGATTTGAGGTCTTGCATCAAACTTTCCTTCGCACTTAGGACATTCAACCCATTTAGGCTCTAGCTCATCAAGCTTGCCTTGATCTTCTATTCCTACTGGATCAAAGTCTGCAGGATCAATTACAAAATCTTTTATACCTAATAAATCAATATCTAATTCTGGCCCTAGGTTTTCTAATTCAGCATTAACCATACTTAAATCTAATTCGGCCCATGATGCAATGCTGTTATCTGAAACTATTGCAGCGTAAAGTTGTTCTTCACTTTCAAACTCTTGATACATTACTGGCACTTTATCGATACCTAGTTTCTTTGCTGCCATTATGCGACCATGACCAGCAACAACTAAGTTAGTACCCTTTTGAACTATTAAAGGATTTCTAAAGCCCTGGTATTCAATTATTTTACATAACCTTTCTATTTGCTCATCACTATGTTTATTCATATTTTTAGGATGCGGCGTTAAACTATTAACTGATATTTCTTGAATTTCTTTTGATTGTATTTTTATATCTGACACTACTTCTAGCCTTTGGTTAAACATTCGTTTATAGCTAAATTCTATTGATCTAATTTTTATATGTCAAATTAAGTATATTTAAAGTAAAAGACCCCTTAA